ACTCGTTAAACATTTTCTCTCTTGGAACTGAATGTGATAACTGACAATTATGACATTCAGGACAATAGTTCATCTGTAGTGGATATAACTCATCTTCTTGGTTCTCATCGTTTAATAGATTATTAGCCAAGGGTGAATTACCAAGTGATACTACACATTCTAATCTTGTATTACCACAACATCTACATTCTGCTTTATAGTTTTCGAGTAGTTCTACTCTCATTCTCTCGTCCACTAACTCGTAAGGTAATGTATGTTTGCCATAGTTATCGTGTTCCCTCTCACCATTCACAAGATTCAAAAATAATGAATCTTCAAGAAATACCATTGTGTGGGCGACTAATGGTTCAGTAACCACCACATCACCTGGCTCCATAAGTTGTGTGGTCATTGGAGCGTTAGGTGTTTTTAAATCTTGGAACACACTAATATATCTACCACTAATCAAGATACACTTTTGTTGTTGTATTGGATGCCAATGGTTTGCTCTCACCGTACCTTTTTTAGACTCAATCCAACCAATCCAATTGATAGGTTGTGGTAATTCATAGTTAGTTATTCTTCCTCGTTCATCTATAAACTCCTTACCACCATCAAACTTATATTCCAATACATCTCTTGAAAATGGAGTATCTGTCCACGAATCAATCATTTCTTTTATATCATCATTGATATTGTTTTGAAACTCAAATCCTGTATCAAGTAATTTTTGATTAGATAATGTATATCCTTTATTTGGTATCTCATCATCGGTTTCAATTATTTCTAAATCATTCTTATGTATCTTACAAATTTCTGCAACATCTTTTACGGTCATATTTTCGTTTCTTAAATGAAATACTTGTCGTTTTATTTCATCCTTCTCTGCCATAAATTTCATACATCTTGCAACATCAAATAATGATACAAGTGATTTCCATTGGACACCACCACCGAATAGTTTTATGGTTTGATTATTTGCTGCCATCTTAGAAAATAGATTAGGCATTATATTGATTCTCATTGAATCACCACCATAACCATATACAGAACCTAACCTCAATACTATATAATTGACCGATGAGTTTTCTAAATCTTCTTCTGATTGAACTTTACCTTTTGAATAAGTTAGTACAGGACAAGTTTCTACTGACTCCTCAATATCAAATGCAGTTTCACCAAATCCTTCATACACCACATGAGTAGATGGAAAGATAACTTTTGTATTCTCACCAACCGAGTCGATTATATTATTTGTCCCATCAACTCCAACCTCACGAATCTCTTTGTCTTGGTCATCATTGGATTCAGACTTCACATAAGCAACATCAGTAACTCCACCGAGATGATAAACTACATCTGCATCTTTCAATAAATCCACAAAGAATTCTTTGTTTAGTAAATCTGTTTGATGATATTTAAATCCCCAAGACTTTAATTCTTTAACTCTTTCGGGTAAAAACTTTCTATCAACGATATGAACATCGTGTGATAAATTTTCTTCTATGTATAGTTTGGATAGTTGCGTTCCAATATATCCTAAACCACCTGTTATAACAATTTTTGACATTTTTTACTCCTTAATATATCCTTGTTCTTTTAACCAACCACCGAACTCACGGATTATTATTTGTTCTTGTTTTTCGGAAAACACATCCGACCAACCATTAATTTTTCCACCATTTGATGCATGTTGAGGATTAGTACCCAACCAAACATCTGTTTGTCCAATCAAATCATCCACTGGATAATCATAAACTTTATTGAATGGAACTTTATTCATTAAATCTGTAACGACTTTATTTCTATCCTTCATGTAATCCTCATAACAAAAAATATAATCAACATTATTAATCCAGTAGTTCCACCCATCATCTATCATCTTATGACCTTGTTTTAAAATTTGATGTTCGGGTATGAAGTATTCGTAATCATAATACTCTTCTTTATAGTGATAATCAACTCTGAATTTCTTAAATCCCTCAGGTGGAATTTTATTTTCTGTGACACGGTATTCTTCCATAACATCTGCGTGAGGAACCCTTTGAATCATATTTCTTATTCCTGAAGCTAACACATCACGAAAATCTCTTTGACATATTATCCAAAAATCTTTTTTGTACTTCTTACCACTACCTCTTTTTTTACTATAATCTCTTGGCCAATGGTAATATTCAACCCTTTGAGAACCAAATGCCCGATGTAATATTTCTCTTAAAAGTGTTGTTCCACTTCTACCCATTCCAACGATTATAACATTACCTTGATACTCTGCCACTTTTCTCCCCTACTATAACTATTAATAAGTTTTCAATCGACCATTTTTTTCTAGCAACTCAACAAAGTCTTTCTCACTTATTGGGTCGTGTCCTCGATGATAAGGCGTTATACTTTCAAAATAATGTTGTTTATCCCAACCCTCTTGGAAGAATGAGAATCCAAAAACAGAGACATTATCAGACCATTCTAAGGCAGTACAAATAGCAGTCAATCCGAGTGTAATGTCGTGCAGATTGGCGTTCTTTTCATAATTATTTATTTTCTCTTGTCTCAAGAATAATATATTTGATTTGGTATGGTAGTTTTTAATGATACCTTGTATTGCTGCATATAGTGGTTCAGCCTTAATTATAAAACTTTGATTTTCAAGATTGGTTAAAAAATTATCCTCATAACCTGAGAACTGACCAGTCAAATCTCTCCAAAATGATTTACCAGCAATAAATCTCAAATCAGTTTTACTTCCAACTTTATGCTCAAAACCCTCTGTCAACGCTAAATTACATCTAAAAACTAAATCATGAGAATCTATAAGTTCACTATAGTCTTGGTCTAATAATTTACCTGAATTACCTACAACTGCAATAGATTTATTGGGTTCCACTTGGGTCGTAAATTTATTCAACTCTTTCATTTTGATTATCAAATCGTCAAGAGAATATTCTGATGGATATTGAAGACTTCTACTTCGAAATAATGATTCCATCTCCTCGTTTGTATAAAAGAAATTATCCATTTTTACTCACCAAAATCCCATATTCTCTAAAATATAAATAATCTATATTAGTTCTCATAAAACAATTTATTGCGTGTTCAGGTGTCTCAACTATTGGTTCTCTGTCATTAAAACTTGTGTTTAATAAAATGGGAACACCTGATATAGATTCAAACTTTTTAATAAAGTTGTAATACCATTCGTTATCATTCTCTGTTACGGTTTGTAATCTTGCTGTTCCATCGAAATGAACCACCGCGGGTACTTTGTCTCTCATCTCTTCTTTAAACTTTATTACGGCGGTCATATAAGGACTATCCACATCTTTCTCGAACCAATCTTTCACATCCTCTCGTGTAATACTTGGAGCAAATGGTCTAAACCATTGTCTGTGTTTGACTTTCTCATTTATAATATCCTTCATATCAGGACTTCGTGGGTCTGCCAATATACTACGATTACCAAGTGCTCTTCTACCTGATTCTGAACCACCACCAAATACTGAAATCACATTATTATCTACTGATAATAACCTAGCAACGACTTCATCATCTACTATCTTGATTCTTAATTTTGGGTTAAGGATTGTGTGACCCCTGCTGTCTAAAGATTTTTCTTCAATTTTATCAAGGTCTGACCACACACTCTTTTCATCGTAAGTTCTTCCCAAGTAAGGTGAAGAATTATCATTCCACTTAACTCTTGGTTTATCAAATACTTGATGATATATGTATTGTGCTGAACCTATCGCTAAACCTGAATCATAAGGAACAGGACATACATATATGTGTTCGACATCAGGAAACCAATCATACATTTTACCCACCATAACTGAATTCAACACTACCCCACCAGACAGACAAATGTTTTTTGGTTTATGTTCCTCAACATATGGAGTTATAACTTCTCTTGCTCTTGTTTCAAGTGCCTTTTGTGCTCCAGCGGCGACATCAAATAAATCTTTTTCATCTTTGTTGTAATCACCATTTGGTTGTCTTAAGTCATCTAATCTATTTTCACGGATTAGTGTGTCAAAGCCTGCTCTCGTATTCTTAGCTCTCAATATCCCATAAAAAAGGTCGAAATAACTACCACCCCAGTTGGGGAGAAGCCGTTCAGGAATCGCTTTATCAGGATTACCCATACAAGCCATAGCCATTACGGTTCCACCTTGAAATCCGTATGGATGACCTATGGATAGGTTGAATATTTGTGAAGTAACGGATTGATAAAATACACCTAAATTAATGTATGTATCATTATAAATTTTTATTGGTGATATTTTATTTCCACTTCCTGACCATACGGTAAATGATGTTCCTATACCACCTGTAAAATCACTCGTCACATCCTTCCAATCTTTTTTTTCATTTCCACCACCATCAATCGTAATTATTAAAGCCTCATCGTGATTACTTGAAAAGAAGGCATTTGCAGCATGTGATTGGTGATGACTAACAATATAATGACCACCACTTACTTTGGCTACATGATTTTTCATTTTTTGGTAAGGTATTTCTTTGGAACAGATTGGCCCGTACTTACCTCTTTTGTTGTATGGATTTCCTTCCGTGAACCATTTTATATCATCGAGTTCATCATCCGATATATTGTTTAAGGCAAATTCTAATCCATCTCCAAGTGGTTCCTTTTCTCTTATAAACCTTTCCAACTCCTCGTGGATAATCGGTACACCATCTTCCAAAATACAATATGCTACATCATGACCTGATTGATAACCTACTATTTTCATATTACCCCCAAATTCTTTCATCTACATAAATTGAATTTACTTCATCCACATAGACTTGTTTATATTCATTATCAAAAAAATATTGATTGATTTGTTCTGAATTACCTGACATTCTTTTCATCAAATTTTCGTGTTTCTCGTGGGTTTCTATTATAGCCATTTTAGGTCTCCACTTTTCGATTTCAAATACCTCAAGTATTTTCCATTCGGCACCTTCAACATCAATACACAACACATCAAAGTTTTTCTCAACATTTTTATCTTCTAAAAATTTATCCAATGTAAACATATCTCTGATTTCATAATTATCCAAACTATGATTATCAGAGGGGTCTGTTTCATTGTAAATCGGTATCATCTCTTCCATTATAGTGGTACAAGGACCTCCAAAGTAAACTTTCTTAGAGGTTTGATTTTCCCAACCAATACAGCAATTGTAAATCTGTATTTTCCGATTACCTTTGTATCTTTCTTGACAAGATTTGAAATATCTGTCAATTGGTTCAATCAAAATACCACTCCAATTCGACTCAATCAATGATGTGGTATTACTCCACCTATGTCCATCGTAGGCACCAACCTCAACAAAAAAACCATCCTTATCTGAATCAAAATACTCATCATAAATTTTATGTAATTCAGAAACCTGACTTGTTTTAGTATCGGTAAAGTTACTCATATATTTTTAACCAATGTTCAATCATATCGTCCATTAAGGTTTCAAATGTATATTCTGGTTCCCACCCTAAAGTATTTCTAAGTTTTGATGAATCACCACGAAGATATTTTAATTCTTCTGCTCTAAAGAATCTTGGGTCAATTGTAATATAATCCTCAGAATTCAAATCTAATTTACCAAAAACATATTTACACATATCACCAACCGAATTAGTTACTCCAGTTGCACATACGAAATCATCAGGTGTATCGTGGTTCATAATCATGTGCATTGCCCTAACATAATCCTTTGAATGTCCCCAATCTCTGTAGGCTTCAAGATTACCAAGTGGTAATTTATCTCGTAATCCCTTTTTAATTTCAACTGCAGATTTTACAACTTTGTTAGTAACAAAATTAGCACCACGCCTTGGTGATTCGTGGTTGAATAGGATACCATTACAGGCGAATAGTTTGTAAGCATGTCTGTAATGTTGTGTCATGTTAAATCCAAACACCTTTGTACATCCATAAGGACTCGTTGGATTCATCTTTGTAGTTTCTCTTTGGTATCCATCCTCGTCTACTGAACGACCAAACATCTCTGATGAAGAGGCCTGATAAAATCTTGCACTTGGACAATTGTTTCTCCAAGCTTCTAATATATTGACAATACCAAGTGCGTTTGCCTGAACTGTATATTGTGGAATGTCGAAACTTATTCTAACATGACTTTGAGCTGCTATATTATATATCTCATCAGGTTGTATAGTTCTTATCAACCTTTCCAACGAACTTATATCAGTAAGGTCTCCGTAGAAGGTTTCCACTCCATTTCCAACCAAACCATCAATTCTATTTTCTTGATTCTCCGCTACTGAATTTCTCCTAACGATTCCGTATACTTCATAATCTTTTTCAAGTAATAATTCTGCAAGATAACTACCATCTTGACCATTTATACCTGTAATAAATGCCTTTTTCTTCATTATTAATTCCCTAAATGTTTCTTAAATACTTTTCTATTTGATAAATCTGAGTAGGTTTTTGAACTTCCAGTATCTTCATTTTCTTCAGGTACCGAATCCATCAAAATAATTCCCCTCGCCGCATCTTCAGGTGTCATGTACATATGCCACCCTATCATTGCAAACTCATCGTCCATATAATACTCTCTTAAATTACGACCATCATATGTGGCGTACTTGAACCAATCATATGCTTCTTTACTATCAGTAAGAATCATACCACCACGACCAATCGGAACCCTTTTCTTTATCTGAAACGATACAACTTGTATTGCATCATTTCCAACATACATCCCCTTTGACCATCTTGTCGCTCCATCATAAATATTATATGGTTTGAGTTGATAAACACCACTCCATTCTATGTCTTCGAACTTAACTTTACACCCAGCATGTATTATTTGCATCGGTGGTGAAACATAAGTTCTACTTGGTATTGTAATTGTCCCACTCGATTCAAGATATTTCATTGCTAAATATAATCCATTAGAACACGAATCTATACTACAAGCGTATTTACTACCAGCGAACTTTGCAACTTTATCTTCAAACATATCCACTACATCTCTTGGGTCATCCCAATCATATCCCAACTCTGTTAATTGGTCGAGTTCAGGTCGTTGGAATTCCTTTGGAATCTTTCCAACTGGCCAACTTGAATAGTGAATATCCTTTCCATACTCATTTCGTGTTTCTTCTTTTTTGAGTCCTTGATAATTACCCATTATTATTCTCCTCTTCTAACCAATGACTTCCTAATTTCTGTCCTCTCCATCCTCTTTGGATTGGAACCTTCTTTTTACATTGTACATTGAGACTCATTAATTTACCATTTTCCTTATCCATATGTGGTAAGTAAGATTGTGAATGGTCATCAAATTTTCCATGCTCGGTTTCTCTCCAATCATAAGTCTCTACATCTCCCATACCAATACTTTCCAAAGTATTTTTCAGACTATCGAAATCATATGCTGTTTTGTGATATATTGTTTTATCACCCATTTTCATTTTACCATATAAAGGACCTAAAAAATCTTCAATTTTATAAGCAAAATTATAATCGGTATATAACAGAGCCATAGACTTGAAGTCAGGTACTGCTAATCTCATAGTTCCATTTGGTTTTAAAACCTCTTTCCATCTTGTTAATAATGGTACAACCTCTTCTCTATCTAAATATTCAATAAAATGAGAAGAGTAAATTAAATCTGCAGAATTATTAGAATAAGACTTTAAAAAGACATCCTTTGAATCAAGGTGGTCGTAATCCCCTCCATCAATATGTACCCAATCATCTCCAAAATTTCTCCAACCACAACCTATGTTAAATTTCATATTAAAACCTTATCTAATTCTTGACCTTTATATGGGCCTGTTTTGTATTCGTAAACTAATGTATTATCTTCTAATATTAAATAGTTGTGTCCACCCCCTAAAGTCACAGAACAATCGCCTTGTTTTAAAATTGGTTTACTCAATAATGTACCATCGGTATCGTAAAAACTACACTCAACACTACCATTAACTACCACCCATGATTCTTGTGCTATAACTTTATCTTCACCATCTTTCCAAACATGCTGGTGTGGTTTAAATGTATGTCCTTTACCTAACTGCATAGCAGATAATTGTAAAAACTCATCCTCACTCACAATGTCTTTTCTATGGTCGTATTCAATAGTATGAAATTCATGTACCCTATGTACAATATGTAATAGTTTACTTGGTTCTAATTTTGAATAAATCTTTTCCATAACTAATCCTTTAATGAATATGGAATAATTCCTTTCCAATTTGGATAATTTGTTTCACCAAGTCTAATCATTCCATTATAGTGATTTGGTTGCCATTCCTTGTTAAACCATACTTGCGATGCATCACTAAGTACAGATGCCCACCAAGAGAATGTACTATTGGAAAACAATATTTTGTCAAATCCACGAATAAAATTAAAATCAAATATTGTTTCTGACATATAGTTTTTCCAATCTTGATTTGTACTAACATTTACAGATGATGGTATTTCAGCATTATAATATGATTTGAATGACTTGGCATCATCCGAATCACTCCCATCAGTAATCAAATACAACTTATCAAATGATATCTCATTGTCTTCGATTGCCTTTTTATACCAATCAAATGGTGTGTGTATGTTAGGGCCATTATCTCCTAATCTTAAATGAACTACCAAATCATTTGTATTAGTCTTTTCAACTTTAGGAAACCAAGATTTCATTTCCTTTAAATAATCCGTATAACTATGTGGATTTTCTAAATCAACTGCCTGATGTCTATTGTAATCTATATTAACGACAATTTCTTCACCATTATGTTTTGTAATATGTTCAGGTTCACTAATAAATTCATAGTCTAATAGTGATGTTCCCTTCCAAGAATCCATTGTTCCACTATAGGTTAATTTAAATCCTAATTGTTTTGATAAGATGCGACCATAACTATATGCAAATAATTGATTCCCAAGACCATTCTTCCATATAATGTTTACACATTTACCCATTTATTACTTCCAACATTTCATCTTTATATTGATACCACAATTCAGTAAGTGAGTTAGAATCTCGTTTTTCTTCCCACGGTTTAGGATATGGTTGTCTGTTTTGGTCAGGTAATGCTCCTGCCCAATGAATAATTTTGGTAGTATCTGTTATACCATACTCTGTTATTTTTCTATTAGAATCTGTCAATGGTGCAACCTTCCAATTGTAATCATCAGATATTAAGTTGAACTCAGGTACAATAGCATTAATCATATGTTGTGTAAATAATCTTGTCGTCCCCATAAAATTTATAGAATCTACCATAGCATCATATACAGAATCATTTAACCACTTCTTACCAATTACCATTAAACCACAATTGATATCTGTTTTTGAACCACCACATCCTGAAACCCACTCACTTGGTGCAGTTTCTAACATTTCTGATATATCACCGATACATAACATATCACAATCAAAGAAAAATACTTTATCATATTGGATAGTTCTAAAACATTCTAATGATAAAAATGCAACTCTATGTTTAGGGTATTGAACTGGTGCGTTATTATATGTTTCATTGTTGATGTCCACAAACTCGACATGAGGTACTATTTTCTTAATTTTTTCTCTATTTTCCAAAGATAATTCAGATATGACATCACTATGTAAAACTCTAATAGGATAATCCATAAAATCTTTAACATTTTTTTTCATAGAATAAATCATTACAAGTGCACCATCTATGAACTTGTCATCTAAATGTGTTGTGAATAAAATATTTTTCATACTCTTACCTTATACCATTTTTTATTATAAATTGAACCAAATTCTATCCCTTGTGGAAAGTAATTTAATTTTTTCATCTCATCTATAGTTTCATCATCAAGTTTTTTGTATGGATCTTCGTGTGCACAATCCATTATATTAAATCTACCATAGTCTTTATACCAATTTCTCCAAAGTGCATTGGTGTTAAATACAACCGTATTATCAGGTGGGTTAGGTGGATTAGTCTTAGAGTAAGATATTATACCCCAACCATCCCTTTTGGAATCCATTGTCCCCTCTTCCTCAAATGTCCAAGGTGTTCTCCCATCAGTAAAGTGTTGTATTAAATATTCCTTCTTCCAAATAGACCATCTCATACTAATTCTATGTGAAGCTTCTATTTTTGCTTCCACTAAATTTAAACCTTTATGAGTATCCCAATACTGATGCTGTCGTGTAACTAAGTCTCTTTCTAACCCAAACCTTCCTACTTTTTTGTCTGTGGTTAGTAGGTAATCTAATGCTGTATTATACAACTTTACATTTGTGGTGCTGGTTAACATCGAATCATCTACCGTCATCATTAACCATTCATCATCTATACTATTGAAATAATTTCTTAAATCCTTAGACCAATTATCTAAAGAGTCATTATTACCCAATGACACAAATTCAAAGTTTTTCGGTAATTCAAAATCAGGTTTGGTATAACCCAAGTATACAACCTCAATATTCTCATCCCAAAACTTATTGAATGTATAGGAAAATGGTTTTATTAACCAATTGTATCTATCACAAGTCGGTATGTATAATTTTAATTTCATTTTCTTGCTATATCATAGTTGTTATGGAACCATTCAACAGTTTCTTTTAAACCATCTTCAATAGAAACGAATTCATAATCAGGTATTAACGAATTTAACTTTTCAATACTCGAAGGTTTTCTGTATTGACCATCAGGTTTATCTCTATCCCATACAACATTACCTTTAAAATTCATATACTCTACGATTAAATCAACCACATCTTTTATCGGTACTGCATCTGATGTTGAAAAAATAATAGGTTCACTATCCGTGTAATTTTCTAATACCCATTCTGTTAATCTTGCTATATCTTTAGAGAAAATAAATTCCCTCAATGGTTTTCCAGTTCCCCACACCACGAAATCGGTATTGTTCTTTTGTGCCAAATAACACTTATGGATTAGTGATGGTAAAACATGGCCTGTTTCAATATTAAAATTATCATTCGGGCCGTATATGTTGGTTGGTATTACTGAAACATACTCTATTCCATATTGTTCACGATATGCCCTAATCTGTATATCTGCCATTCTTTTGGCATAAGCATAAGGGTAATTAGAAAAATGAGGTTCTCCGAGATGTACCTTCTGTTCAGTTAGTGGAAAATCTACATCATCAGGAAATACACAAGTGGATAAAAAACAAACTAACTTTTCAACCTTGACTAATCTTGCCGCTTCAATTACATTTGTATTCATCATTATGTTATCATAAAAATACTCACCTTTGTAATTCATATTACCACCAAGTCCACCAACCTTACCAGCACAATGTATAACTTTTTTTGGTTTATGATAATCAAATAGGTTTAAAGTGGTTTCCCATTTTCTTAAATCACCATCTTTTGTGGATAACTTAGTCCCACTGCTAATTGCCGAACCAACTAAACCAGTTCCACCTGTTATTAATAATTCACTCATTTGTTCAACCTTGTTTCTGTCTCTTCTTGTTCATGCATAAGTATTATATCCTTTGGTATAGCACACATCATATCACCTAAAATTTTTACTGCGTTATTTTTTTCTTCCCAAAAAGTTTCTTCATAATGATGTGGTAAATGTTTTGGGAATCTATATCTTTCATCTTCATGAGATGGCACCTCAAGTAATTTCATTTTGAAAAGGTGTGTTTCATAAAAGGCATCCGTTGATAAAGATGAACCTGGTGAATCTTTGGCTTTATAAAACCAAAGTTTATCTCCTTCGGTATAACCACCATGATATTCTTCAGTTGTATATTTCCACAATCTACCTATAGGCATATACTTAACATCATTTTCAACTATCTCAGTTTCAATTTTTTTCCAACCCTCGTAATCTATTCTGTACTCAAAATCTTCACACAGAACAATTAAGTATTCCGTCTCTACAAGATTTACGAGGTCAAGTGTTACCTTACTCCAATCACGCGTCAAATCATTAGTAAATGTTAAATTTTTTACATTATTTTCATACAAAGATTTGACTTCATCATAATTCTCTGTTGTATTGTAATTTATAAAAAAAGGATAATCATGGAACACTTCGGCCATTTTCCCAATTTCCCTTTCGATTAGTTTTAATCTTGCTGGCTGTGTACAGATAAAATTTTGAACTATAGAAATCATAAGTACTTGATACCCTCGACAAAGTTATGAGAAATCGGATATTGTCTTTGTGATTCAAAACACTCTGAGTATCTTACACTTAAGTGACTCGTACCACATTGATTTGAAACATTAAGTTTTGCCTTTGACTTGATGTACAATTGTATCCTCAAATTGATATTTCTTAAATCTAATGCCTTATTAATAAACTTAAATGGTGTGTCATTGATTGGTTTATGTGTGAAATAAAAATAAGGTAGTGGATTTTTCTTTAAAACATCTACCATTACTTTCGTATCTTTAGTAAAAGTATCTCCATGATGTTTTCCGAATTGTGTACCGAACCTATCTGACATTAAAAGACAACCGAAATCACCACCATCTGTTCTATCTTTTATTATAGCATTACCAAGTGTTTCTTCTTCAGGTGACCAATACATTTCGGGTTGACAATCTTTCATCTCTTCGTCTTCAAACTGCCAAAACTTTAATATTTGTTTTATTAATGGTATATCGGTATTATCCTTATCGTAAACTCTGTAATGGTCGTGGAAAATTTCACCATCAACGGAATCAACAAACTCATCAACATAAGGATTATGTTTGAAAATTGTTTCTGCATTTTCGTGGTCTTTTCCAAAAATAGTTCTAAGTAATTTTTTTGATGGTACATTCACTTTACAATTAGGATACTTCTTTTTTAATAGTCTTGGTATTGCAGATATTATACCCCAATCTCCTATACCCTTGGCAGTCCTAAGTATTGTAAAATTACCACCATCTAAGTACTCATCAGGTATTCTTAATCCTTCAGACTCCTCAAATCCCAAATGTAATGTGTTCTTTATGTTGTGTAATTGATTATCAACGATTCTTTGAAATATAGATAATTGTGTATTGGTAAATTTACATATAACACCCTCGTGGTCTTTGAGTAACTTACCAGGTCTACAATCTGAACCTTTAGGTTCTCCAATAAATTTTACAACTTCAAATCTTTCCTCTTGTTTAACCACATCATCTACAGCATCTTTTACATCCTTTAACCGACCAGGTGGTTTTGGTAATCCATAATCATCGAAAACAAGAATCAGACTCTCATTTGGTTTTGTCAATTGACATGAATTATTTATATCCATCATAACTGCAGCGTATTCATGTACACAATCAATAAATACAACATCTATGTCTTTAAAATCCCATTGAGTATTGTAGACATCTTTTTGTTGAAATTCTATATTATTCCTATCTTGATTGACATTCATTGCGAATTGGAATAACTCGAAATTATTTTCACAAGTTATTACTTTCTTGAACAGAAAACTTAATACTCGTGTCGTGTAACCTTTATTGGTTCCAATTTCTAAACAGGTTTTATCTTTCCACTCATCACCAAAAAAGTCAATCAACTGTTCTTTAAACTTTAATGAAGTTGTATCTTTATCTTGTCTCTTGTCAGGTATGTCTTTTAATATTGTTTTAGCGTCTAACATTTAATTCTTTACTGAAGTTTTGATTGTAAAATAAATTTTGTTGTTCTTGTTTTTGGATAGTTTTAGGATGATATAAACTCAATTCTTCATGTGGCGGTAAATGAGAATATGTTTTACACCCCACAATATGTTCATGAAGTGGTCTTGTCCAACGAATTTCACTATCTCGGCGGAATACACGAGCTTGGTAATCAGGATAGTTCACCCAATTCTTTTCTGTAACTCTCCATCCCCATCTTTGTATGTGTTCATCTGTCATCCCATCGATAGTGTTGACTCTTGGTATCCAAATTAAATCAACATTATCATTTAGTTCTATTATTCTTTTTATTTGTAGTAATAATACTTTGTGTGGGTATTCATCTGCGTCTATGTGAAAGATATAATCTCCACTCGACTTTTCTATAACTGAATTTTTATGGTCTGCAAAATTACCATCAAGTTTTCTATTGTAATCGATAACCCTACTATCAATAGAATACTTATCTATAACATTTTTTACACTTTCATTATTACCATCAACACAAATAACTACCTCATCTTCTTCATCTATTCCATCTAGCAATACTTCTAATAACTTGTTAAGTTCATCAGCTTCATTATGAACCGTGATACCATAACTTATTTTCATTATGTATTCTGTTCCTCAACCAACGACTGTAAACCTAAATCTCTTTGGTCTGTCTTTGTTAAAACTTTGGTGTAATCATAATCACAAATTTCTATCTTTCTCATGTTACCAAGTGTGAGAGTTTTATATATTTTTGGGATTTGTCTTACTATATTACCAATATTTTTATCGTAAAATTGTTGTTGTTTAGTCCTACCAGGTGTTGCTAACTCAATAAATTTCATATTCTTTATTTCGATAATCTGAAGTCCAAAGTTTTCTTTGATTATGTAACGAAATTCTCTCATTGGTAACAAATCCATATCTAAACAATGTAATTTCTTATCTTTTCTATCTGCATCATATGGGTAGATATTTACCGCTAAAACAAGATATCGAGTCTTGGTAGCCGTCTTACTCCTGTATCTTATTTCGTAAATAGGGCCTGACTCCAACCTTTCTGGTTGAATGGTAGTTTTTCTTTTTATATTTCTTATATGTTGGCTAAGATAGGCCATGTTTTAACCCATCCTTTACGATACCCATAGACTTACAGGCTGATAAAAATTCGTATTGTCCAAACTCCATAGCATGTTCTACATCAAGTCTTTCAGTATAGTACTCACCATCTTTACCAGGTATTGGATAATTTTTACTTTCTTCTTCATCAACTTTTACCACACTAGCAAACTTCCATTTCCAATCAAATTCAGTACCATCAGGATATATTATACCCAACTTTCCCATATTGACAACACTTGGATACCAATAAATATTTCTCGTTTCGTCCTTGAATGATAGATCTTTTATTAACTGTGAAGTATGTTGTATTTTTTCTATATTATCTTCTGTATAGTTAGAGTTACTCATAAAACCACAATTGAAACACATGAATGAACTGAATGTCTCTTGTACATCTTCAAAACAACTATCGACATCGAAACAACACGGACAATCTATTACTCTTTCCATTATCCACCTACCTTTTTTAATTTAGGTAAACCCAAATTTTGTTTTGGTTCTGATACCTTTTTTAGTGTTGGTAATTTTAAATCTACCTTCTGTGGTTGTACTTCAAACTTCGGTAAATATTTTTCAAGTATTTCATCAAGTTTGATTGTCATGGCAGATAAAGTAAATTTAGTCTTATTAACTATGGCTAACTTTTTCGCCTTAGTTTTATACTTGTCATAGTTATTAAACACTTCCTTCATTACATTACTGGCATATTGATAATTTACTTGAAACCATTGTGATCCTTCAACATTAAATTCTTTTGGAAATGAACCTTTTGGTACATTTACCAAACCACCAGGTAATAATAATGCATCAGTATTTAAAAAATCTAACTGACCACTCCAATTTGATGCTATGATTGGTTTTTCACTCAAACTGGCCTCAAGTAGTGGACGACCAAATCCTTCTCCGTGAGTAAATGTAATATGTGATTTTACTTTTGGATGATTATAAAGTTGGTTGATTTCTTCATCCCTTAAATCTCCATGTAACACATAAACATTAGGTAATTTACCTTTAACTTCTTTCTTGATATTGTTTATTTTCTTCAGTATATCTTCTCTATCCAATATACAAGGTGTAGCACCACTTGTTTTTAATATAAGTGCTGGTTGTTTCTTTTTATTGGCAAATGATTCATAAAATATTTTAATTGTTTTTGCGATATCTTTTCTATCCTCACCAAATCCACCTTTAGTCCATTGCCCTACATGTAAAAAACAAAAGTCTTCTTTTATATCATCTACAAAATCTAAACTTGCATCATTAATTGGTTTATAAATATCTTCATCAGCACCTTCAAATAAAACTTCAATTGGTTTTTCTAATTTTAATTCACCAAC